GCTTGATTCCGATGATACCATATCTGATTGGAAAGAGCATAATGGAAGCAAATGGTTAAAAAAATTATATTATTAAAAGATTTCCTCGCGCGCGTTAGTGTGCGCGTGGATTGCCGCGGAAGGAAGGTTCTTTTCGTGGAAGAAATAGTACTTAGAATAAAGGAGATAAAATGAATACTAAGATTCATACAACAACTGACTACGACCAATTCAAGTTCCTCAAGGAGAACAGGCCAATCAACCAAAAGCACGTGGACAAGCTCGTGCGATCAATGAGGGAGGTTTATATTCCCGTACCCATACTGGTTGTGGAAAGAAATGTTATTTTTCCATGCCTGGTGGTGAAGGACGGACAGCACCGCGTCATGGCAGCAAAGGAATGTGGCTATCCCATTCACTATATCATTGGAGAGGATGACGCGGACATTACGGTGGACCAGATTAGAACAATCAATGAAACTGTTAGGCCGTGGACGATGGATGACTATCTTCATTCCTTCATGACTACGGAAGAGGATGAAACCGGGCCCTATCACACGTTTGACTGGTTCAAGAAAAGATACAATTTTCCATTCCAGATCAACATAGATCTGCTTTGCAACAGGCCAATGGCGGAGACATCTATGAATGTTTTTAAAAAAGGCAAGATTGAGATAAGAAGTCTGGCGGATGCAGTGGAAAAAGCTGATTTTTTCATTTCACTCAAGGACTACACTCCGTTTTACCACGATCGTTCTTTCGTGTTGGCGTTGATAATCGCCATGAGGGATGGCCGTTTCAACAAGGAGCATTTCCGCAGCCAACTGGAAAAATGCCGAAGTGAACTGTACAAGTGCAACAGCGCGACGCAGTACATGGAACGCATCAACTACGTCTACAATTACAGGGCTCGTGGAGAGAGAATGAGTTTCTCCGTGGCGCAACAAGGCAATGGGGCCTACGTTAAACCGACATACCCACGCGCAGTGAATGGTTGACACGACTAGATACAAGAGTATCGCGATAAAGATACCGTACTACGATGCATTGGTTCGCATGGGGCTGACCATGCATCGCGGACCGGGACAGGAAATGATGCACATCATCAAGAAGGAAGCCGATGAGAAAGGAATAAGGATAAAAAATGCAAGAATTATTAAAAGCGGTAAAAAAGATTAAGAAGATTCTTCACGACAGTGAGGAGGCGCAGGACAATTTCGAGGAGGTCCTTAACAAGCTAAGCCGTGTTAAGATCCACGGGGTCCAGCTGCCAACGATGATGCTGATGGAGATAATTGATGACTTTGCGAAAGGTTACAATGAACGTCGGAAGGCCTCGGTCATGAAGGGCTTCGACGAGAAGGAGCTGCAGGATAAGTTTTCCTCAGTCTCCATGAATTGGAACAACAAGGATACGATGAACTAATGGCAACACTGAAGATCATAGATCTGCACCAGGTGGAGGACGGAGCGATCAATCCGAAGACGGGATTGACCGAGAAGCCTTCATGGTACGTGCGGTTCGAGGACATGTCCGATCGCGTGCTGTTCAAGTCCAAGTTACTGGAGCTGTTATCCATGGGTTTCCGCAAGACAGTGGAAAACTTCAAGGCGGGGAAGGCCACGACCACGCAAGGGGGCGAAGCCCGCTTCTGGGTGGTGGTGTTCCAGGACTATGAGGTGCGTCTTCAGACGAAGGTGCAGATCATGGACGTGGTGACGGAAGGACACAGGAACAGGGAGGATGAGGACAATGCTAAATTCGAACGAAACGGACACGAAGAAATCACCCTCGATTAAACATCCGTACTGCTGGCCGATGGTGCGCATCACCTGGATGGACGCCATGGACGGTGAAACGGGATGGGTTAATCTAGGCAAGATGCGCGACGCGAAGCTCGCGACGTGCGTTGACATTGGGTGGATGATAAGGAATGATGACGAGCGAGTCACGATCATGGGGTCGTGGTGCCTGGACCCACAGGAAGAGAAGGAAGAGGACAAGGAGGGGGGACGATACATAACGATACCCAAAGGATGGGTGAAGAAGATAGAATACCTCAAGGTCGCCCCGGAGGAACACCGACTCATTAACTATGGATTTGAAGATGATGGACAAGTACGAGATTAACGTGTGGAAGGACGCCGAGCTGCTCAGCAAGGAGGTTGTTGAGTTCGAGTCAAATGAGAAATGCTACGACTACGTGACGGAGAAGCACTACGCCCCTGGGACATGGACTGGGTCACACCAGAACAAGAACGGCGTGACATTGAACAGGCCGCCACTTGGGATCAGGATAACATGGGCCAAGCAACACGGCACGCATTACAAGCCGAAGAAGCTGAGCGCCGATGAGAAGAAGCTGCAACGAGAGCTCTACGACTCAATCACGCCTGAGACGATTCAGGAGTTGGGTCCGAACGAAATGTATGCTATAGTGCGCGAGAATTACGGACCGAATCCGGAAGCGAGAGGATATAATGAATTTCCAAACAGGAAACCGAAGACATACATTGATGGGATCACGGGTGAAAAATACACGAAAGACGAAATCTAAAAGCGGCTTGACGCCACGACAGCAGAGGCTGTATGAGATCATAAGGGACTTCATAAAAGCGAACAATCACTCACCGTCGTATGAGGAGCTGAAGCAGCTCATCGGACTGCGATCCAAGAGCAATATTCACGCTTTAGTGCATCAATTGATAAGGCGCCACAGGGTGGGAAAACGGAATGGCGCAAATCGGTCACTTTTCATCTTGTAATGTGGCACCTATAGTGGAGATTTTGCTGAAATGTTTTTTTTATTTTTAAAAAGACCGGGATATGGTGCCACGGTGCCACAAATCCTGATTAACTTATATATATCAATCGTTTATATGGTGGCACTAGGGTGGCACTACTCTAAACGACGCAAGCAACTTTTGTTACATATCATAAAACAAAAGAGCAAAAACTCAACTATAGAGCGGGGAATTCGATGGTAGATGAAAGGCTGAGAGGTGCCACTAGTGGTGCCACCATTGTGGCAAAAACAAGGCAGACAGGAGGGGCCATACAGCACCCAATTAGGAGTGACGGACTCACTGACAAGCAACGAGTGTTCGTTAAGATATATGCGGAGAATGAAGGACGATTGACTCCGACGGAATGCGCGAGGCAGGCCGGATACAAGGAGGAACGAGCGAACGTGACTGCGTCAGAGCTGCTGAATGGAAAGAGATTTCCGAAGGTGGTGGATGCTGTCCTGAAGCGAAGGGCTGAACTGGAGAAAACACATGAAGTTAAACTGCAAAAGCACGTACAGGAGTTGGCCAGGCTTCGCGAGAAGTCACTGGTGGAAAAGTCTTTTAGTGCTGCTGTTAACGCTGAGCGCCTGCGTGGACAGGCTGCAGGATTGTACATTGACCGTAAAGAAATTAGAACGGGAAGTATTGATAGCATGTCCCGTGATGAAGTTTTAAAATCACTGAAGGAATTAGGATTGGATGGAAAATTTAAAGAAGAAAAAACAGGAGTGGTTCTTGAAGTTCAGGAAGAAACCAAATCCGATAGCGAAGGACTTAAGGACATCACCCCAGTACAAGCAGAAGATAGTAAAAGACAAGACGAAGTATGACCGTAAAGCCGGAAACCAGGCTTTGGAAAAATTTAAAGAGATGCTTGAAAAGTGGTGATGGCTACATTGTTTCACGCCTTGAAAGCTACGTCACTCCAGGATTCCCTGATTGCATAATATTTCACAATGTTACAGGATTCTTCACGCTTGAGCTGAAGGTAATACACTGTAACAAAAAGTGTATCATTTCACCCTTCCAAAGAGCCTGGAATTTGCGTCACGCGAACGCAGGTGCGCCAGTTTACATCCTGGTTGGGGGGTTAAAGGACAACAGGGTCAAATTGTTTCATGGCGCAAGCATCAAGGAACTGGGCCAAAGGGCCGTGGACCAAGTGCCCGGGTTGTACGAAGGAAGGCTCGAGGACCTGGACCTTGTCAAGCTCTTAAACTCCCAAACTCCCTAAAGTTGTGCATAACCTGTGGATAAGTCCCAGCGGCGCACCGGGATCCCGGCGCGCGATCCTTTTCCCAATCTCCCAAACTCCCGCAAAACAGCCATTTTTTATTTGAAGCGTGCAGCTCGCAGCTGGCCAGGGCGCGCCCGGGAAACCTGTCAAGCTCCCAAACTCCCAGAGTTCCGCCATTTCGTGAAGCGTGCAGCGCGGCCCATGTCACCGGGATCCCGGCCGCAGCATGCCGCACGGAAATAGTTCAAATGAGTTCTTGCATTGTGGATAAGTTTCTGATATAATACAAATAGAAATAGAATGGTTGTAAACTAGTCAAACCAAGATATAACTTGAAACAACTCTTGGCATTCTATTTCTTATAAATAGAAAGAGAGTATATTATGGTAGTAGACCAAGATATTAATTCAGCACTCAATAGGATTGCTGACGCCATTGAAGAGAATGGCGAAACTTTAAAACGAATTGCAGACCATTATGACGGGGTTGTTCCTGTCATGACACGCAATGCGAAACGAGCTGAAGCACAAGGAAAGGCAATAGACGAGGAAATAGAGAACAGCTTCGGGGAAAAGGTGCGTAGCATCTTCAAGCCCCAAATGAACTAAGCTCAAACTCCCAAACTCCCCACCTAACAAGGTGGGGATAACCTGTGGATAAGTTGCAGCCGGGATCGCCCGGGTGAAACTCCAGTCGTAAATCTCCCAAACTCCAGGCTTTCCGCCATTTTTCGAGAGCCCGGGTCAGGGACCGTGCAGCTACAGGCGGCATTTGAGTGCGTTACCAATCTCCCAAACTCCCGGAAAACCGCCATTTATTGGGTGGTCTTCAGGACTGAGCTGGGACGCACCGGGCGCCCGGGAAACTCCGGACCCGAAGCTCCGAAGAAAGGGCAGAACTCCGCCAAATATTTTTCGCCCGGGCTCTTGACAAGCAGCATGCCGCGGCGTATAACCAGGAGATGCAGGTTGAACTGCACTCCAGAAAAGAAAGGAAAACCGTGCATTTTTTAATACTATTGATACCCATCAAACTCCTGTTATTAATCCTGATTCTCCAGCACCTGTTCGGATGACCTTCCTCCATGGACCGGGCAGCTGAGCTGAAACTCCCAAACTCCTGGAAGACGTGAACCGTGGTCCGTGCACCATTAGTTAAGTACCAGGCGCCCGGGGAAGGAAATACAGGGTTGG